TCTGTCAGTTGACCAAGCGCGTTGTTGAGTTCGTTACGCACGGATGGCATATCGAGCTTTCCGACGGGTACACCGATACGCTTGGCAAGATCAAACCTAGAGAACGTTTTACCTGCCGGGAAAGGCAGAGCAAAGTTGATGTGAACCAGCTTACTGCCGTCATCACAAATTTCAAGCTTTGCGGTCATACCAGTTTGATCGGTTGCCATTGCCTCCGAAGAAAGTGCAATCTTGCGAATCTTCGGACCTCTCTTAGAACCTTTACCCTTGACGGACTTCGCGGGCTTGGCATCCCCTGTAACGGCTGCAACGTCAGCGGAGCCGATACGACGGCCAGCGGTAACGTCCTGAACTGTCTTGAGCAAACTAGACTGTTCCTTCATGTCGTCGCCAGCTTGCTTGATGATCTTGTCAGCGGCATCAAGTGTAATGCTGTTCGCTTCAAGCGCTTCATGCAATGCCTTAGAAGAATTTTCGTTGCGTGAGATCGCACGTGAAACGCGGGATGTACTAACACACAACGCACGGGCAAGCTTTGCCTGTTCACCGTCAAACTGATCGAGCAAGCCCGCAAAGATTGCACCTTCTTGGCAAGTCGAAAGTTCTTCACGAACCAGATTATCAGTCACCGCGATCATTTTCAGAGTCAGCGGATCGGCATTTGAATCAAGCTCTTCGCCGGTTTCTGGGTCGATCGCAACCCGGCAAGGAATCGTTTTACGCTTAAGTGCTGTGAACGCCGAAACTCGATGAGCGCCGGTAAGGACATAACCATCACTGGTCACGATGATCGGATTCAAAAGACCTTTACTACGAATTGACTTCGTAAGTTCTTTGGCCTTTGCAGGGTTGATCTCGCGGGTCTTGAATTTTTCGGTATCAAGATCAGCAACATCGTAATCAATGATTTCAAAGCCTTCGGAAATTTCAATCAATTCATCGGCATCGTCTTCATCGGCATCTCTCGCCTCGTCCGCCTCGTCAAGATCATCATTGATCTCTTCTTCATCAAGCTCGTTCCCGTCGGATACATCGGTTTCTTCAAGCTCGTCATCAAGCTCGTCATCAAGCTCGTCATCAAGCTCGTCGATCTCTTCGAGTTCGGTATCAAGATCGTCTTCTTCAACTTCAGCGGTTGCTTTGGTCGTCTGGTTGCCGTTCACTTTTTTTCCACGCTTTGCCATCTTCATTTACCTTCCAGTATTTAGAGAAGTTTTTCTTTTTTTGATTCGAGCCTAAATAATTGCGGCTCGCAATTCGCACATTTCATCCTACACGGAACAATCCGGGTGTCAATGACTGTAAGCCAAAAGATTTTCATCTTCCGAAAACATTTTTTTCAAATCACGTTTTGACGCTAGGTATCCTTCAGAAACCGCCCTAGTCGTTATCCCAAGATGTTCGGATACCAAAATCCTATCCATGTCGCAATCGATTAAAGCCTGTAAAATTCTACGCTTTTTTGAACTACACGCATTCAAAACCCTTTTCATGTGATACCTCGCGTGTTCGGCTGTATCAAAATCCTCAATCGGATCATCGGTCAAAACAGGCGTCTTGTTCACCTTCGCTTTGTATTTTTCCATACCCTCGCACTTTGATCGGCATTGCCTGCAAACTCTCATGTTGTACTTGTTCGCAAAACCCCACAAGAAATTTACAAGAGAACCAATCTTAGGATCGAACCGATTAATGTAGCCGCGCTGCAACATCCATGCAATGAACCCGTTTGCTAAATCGTTCGCGTCAAGACCTCCTGATTTTATCCACGCATTGTTTGCGGCTGATCTAAAAATCATCCGAAGTTCGTTCTGCACTATGTCCGAGAAATCAACTGTTTTGTTTTCAACCAATATCATTTGCCGTTTCCTTTATTTGGATTTGGCGTTTCTATTTCCCTTTAACGATTCCGATATTTTGCGTTTGTGGTCTTCCGTTTTCACAACACCTTTCATCGCGTCTGAAATTTTCTTACGGTCTATCTTCGTCCTCTTTCTTCCCTTCATCGTTTTGGAAATCGCAACACGTCGTGAGTACTCTTTCCAATCGATTGTTTCATGCCGTAAGCATTCTTCGGCCTTTGATATTTTCTCATTTCTATAAACACAATCATCAATTCGATTACGTTCTTTTATTTCCTTGTTTCTCATCTTTCCACTTTCTCAAACAATACAGGTGAACAGTTCGGAACTGGCATCGCTCAGATTGCCAAGTCTCCAAACCTTGTCAGAAAACTTTTCAAGCGAGCAGGTATGACTTGACCCGATACACATCGAATAAAAATGCATCCCGCGAGCAACGCGCAACTCGTTGACCATATCAACAACGGTTTGTGAAACATTCGCGTGACCATCTGTCACAACGATTACATCTGCGTTGTCTTTTTCAGATTTGGTAACCGTGTCGATAAGATGCGTCAGCGGTTGTGTGAAGTCTGTACCGCCACCAGTTGAGCGCCGCCCGAGTTCGTTTAGCTTGCTCAGTTGAGCGGCGTTGTTCGTGTTCTGAGAACCTTTAGGCTCAAAGGTGTACTCACCGGTTATTTTTGTCTGAAAGAGCATCACGCGTACTGTGCGGCCCTGACGCATAGCGGTTTGAACAGCTGCCAGTGTAAACGCTTTGGCTTCCGCTTCGCGTTGACCCCTCATCGAACCAGACTCATCAAGAAGGACGATAATATCGCCTTTTGATTCTGGTACTTCAGCTTCGCATTCGTATTCCATGAGCGAACCGTCGGCAATACGGGTTAGGCTTTGAAGGTGTAAATCCGGGTCAATAAATTCGAGCACGTCCATATCCATTGCGGAAGACAAATCATCGCCAAGCGTGATATCAACAATCGCACCAGCGTTATGTGTGGTCTTGCTCATTTCGGCTTTGTTGGATTCACGAACCATTCGCCCGAGCAAATCAACGAACTTCTGAAACTCGTTACCGCGACCGGCGAGACGTTTAGCCATCTCCATTTTTTCGGCAAGATTACCCGAGCCGACTTTAGAGCTTTCGGTTCCGAACATTTCAGAAACGGCTTTCACGGTACGTGTTTGATCCGAAGCGACATCAACAGCGGAATCGATACCTTGTTGTATCATCTTGCCCGAGTCGCGGACGTTGTTAGCTAACTTCTGATTTGCCTTTTTCATCGCCGATTCTTTTTCAATCGAATCTTTCGCGGCATCGTCGATTTCATCCTGCGTTGCGGATTCGTCGTCTTGCAGCGCGTCATAAAAACCCTCAGCGTTTTCGTAATCACCGGTTGCTTCGTCTGCATCCGTGATATCTTCTTTTAGGTCTTCAGGGATACTCTCGATGATATCGCCCAAAAGAACCGAAGCCGCCATTGCCGAGCTAACCTCATCGCCGACAGTCATACTGTGGAGTTCTTTGTACTTCGGAAGTTCAAGTAGCCGCGTGCAAACCTGTTGCTGAAACTCATTACCGAAACCGGAAGTTTTCGGTAAACCTTTGTTGAGCATGTTAAACATATCGAAAGCGATTCGACCAACTTTCATCGGAGAGTTCGTCAGTTCAATCTTTGATATGCCATCAAAAAAAACAGGAACATCTGAAATACGCTTGTAGGCTGCTCCGTCGTAACGTGCAAAACTGATTGCTTGATTGATTTGCTTTTGCATTTCTAGTCCCTTTGTTTGTTACCCATTCGTTACACGTCTATCTTACCGTGTACATCGGTCAGTGCAAGGGTTGCGTCATCTATTTTCAATCTTTTTTTCTAAAAAACCTCACACCCGTTTTACCGAGTGCAAGGCGGGACAAACAATTTCTTAGCTCTGAATCGTCTTCTTGAGTTCTTCGACGCTGGCGCTACCAGTACCAACACGGGTCACGACACTTAGCACTGTTTCAACATACACCCGCATTTCTTCAATTGCTTCAACTGATTCGATATCAGAATCATCCGTGTAATCAGACAATTCCTCAAGACAGTTGCGTTGACCCTGAATAGCCTGACGAGCCTGTACGGCTTCAGTAGATGCCGCCGAACCATCGAATTCACCGTTAGCACCGATCGCCGCCGAAAGTACTCTGTGTCTCGCGTGGTTAATTTCATCGAAAATCATCATCAATTCACGCTCTATAGGTTCGGCGAATTGCGGAAGAATCTGATTGATAATTGAGCGGTCATCGTCGGTATTCCAAACCACGTATGAAAGGCATTTCAAATCTGAAACGGTTACTTCCGTTGTTCGATTCATCACCGCATGAGCCTTGAGAATATTGATAACTTGCACCCAACGACGATCGGAAATTTCAACACCTTTTACCCGTGCTTGTTCTCTAATTTCGCTGATTGTGTCGAGCATTTTCGATGATACGGTTACCGCATTTCGCAGCGCGTTGATTTCGTCAAAGTCGGCATCGGTCAAACTTTGAACCGGCTTCGCATTTTCGATACGTTTATCACAAACAGAATCAAGCATGTTTCGGAACGACGAACCATCAAGCGAATCAACTTTTAACTTGATCGGGAAACGATCATAGAATGCCGCAAGAAGTGTGGGGTCTTCCGGGTATTCGTTAGATATACCCACGGTCATACGTAACGGGCATTTTTCCCAAGTCGTACCGTTGGCTTTAAAGATTCCTTCGTTGACGATAGTAAGAAGTGAATTGAGAATAGCGGAAGAACCTTTAAAGACTTCATCAAGTACCGCGACCTTTGCAGACGGAAGATATCCGTCAGTAAGCACGATGTTTTTACCCTCTTTCAGCTTCAAGATATCAATCGGACCAAAGACTTCTTTCGGTGTCGTGAATTTTGTAAGTAGGACCGAAAATATATCACCGTCATCCGGGCAGAATGAAGAAACCATTTCTTTAACGATTGCGGTTTTCGCGGTGCCGGGCACACCTATAAGCAATAGGTTTCTCTCTGACACTATCCCGAGCGCGATGGCTTCCGCGACCTCATCACGACCGACATACATTCTAGCGGCCCGGTCGCGGATGGCTTCGATTTTGGAAACCACATCGAAAACCGCTGACTTTCTCGCCCCCTTTTTTGCGGGTGACTTCTTGACGGTTCTCTTTGTGGTTCTCGGTTTGCGTGTTGTGCTTGTCATTGTTGGTCCCTTTTGTTTGTGTTGCCCATTTGCTACACGTCTATCTTACTGTCTACATCGGTTCGTGCAAGGGGTCGCATCATCTATTTCAGATATTTTTTTCGTAAAACCCTCATACCCGATTTACCGGGCATGAGGGTAATTGCGGCTTGCAATTCAGGCGGTTTTACGGTCCATGATTTCGACGGCTTGAACTTCCAACATAACAAGGCGTTCGTCAATATCAGCGTTTGCGATATTCAGATGTGTGCGGTACTCAGCAGCACGGCCAATCGTTTCACGGATTCGTGCAAGTCGTGTCTTGGCTGCCCGTGCGGTGATCTCTTCACCCTTGGCAAGCATATCCGCAATATCGCCTAAAAGCTCTTTGGTCTCATCTTCGAATGACTCAACGAACGAACGTGTAACGAGTTCACGCTGATCGGAAACATCGGGCACGGGAAGAACGCCGAACGTGTGTTTTGTATTCGTTGCTTCCGAAAGGTCAGAAACGAATTCCTTCAGGTTTCTAAGAATGTCGTTGTTGAAACTCGGAACAAAGTAAGCGCCGCCGCCCGGTAGGAGTTTCAGGTAACACATTTCTTTCAAGTGCCCCATCATCCAGCGGCGAAGCTCGCCAGCGGTAAGACGATTGCGAAAATCTTTGTAGTCAGATTCGACCTGCAAGCTGAGTTCGTGAACCATTTTGCAATGACTCCCGGTTACACCTTCATTGTGTTCGGTGATCTGTTCTTTTTCACGATCAAACCGAATTCGACCCGCAACGTAATGATCGAGCGTTTCGCCAGCCGCGTTGACGGTTTCAACAACAATAGCTTTGATGATTGTTGATGCGTTATCCTTCACAGAGCGAATAATCAAACGTTCAGAATGCGAAGTCACTACGCCGGAATTCTTCAAACATTCAGTAGTTGCAACCCGGAACGCGTCACTTGCGGGTTTCCGCTTGAGATTAGAATCAAGCCCGCTGTTTTTCGCCATCCTATTCACGGCATCTGCACCGATACGTACATCGGAAATCGAGAACCAGCAAAGCGTACCGAGTGTTTTTACACCGTTAGCGAAAATCTCATCTGCGAACGTGTCGAAATCTGTTTTTGTGATGTTCATCGTTTGGTCCCTTTGTTTGTGTTGCCCATTCGTTACACGTCTATCTTACCGTCTACATCGAGCGATGCAACCCATCACACCATCTATTTCAAATATTTTTTTCAAACCTGCGATTTGACCGATTCGCTTCAAACTTCTCGAATAACCGCGTTACCTCAGCAGCACGTGCCAAATGACCAATGGGCGGTTTTTTCAGATAGAGTGCGTTTTTCACCAACTCATTTAATCTGGTCAAATTTCCTGCACCGCTATCAACCCATTCCCGCACGTCTTTATATCCGGGCGGTGAAATGATTACCGCAACACTCAAAGATCGAAACTCAACAGCTTTTGCACACTTGGACGCGCCCACCAATCCGGCCCTTTTCCCATTGCGTCCGATCTCGTCCCGGTCACTGACAACAACCAAATCGCGGCCCGATAGCATCCTAGAAATAGTCGCACCGCCTACGTTACTGTTCGGTCGGCCAACGACTTGAACACCCATTGACAACAGAGCGATTGTATCCGTTGGTCCTTCAGGTAAGAAAACGCGATTGCCAAAATCGCAACTGGTATCAAAGAACAGTCCATTACACGAAAACTTTTCTGACCACTTCATCGAACCATCAAACGAGCGATAGCGAATACCTACAACTTCTTTGTTGTGGTTGTACATCGGGAACGCGCCGCATTGATTTTGAGAATCCCACCTGAAGCCGATACTTTGAAGTATATCGGGATCAACCTGTAACCCGTCTGCGTACCGTTCCAATTGTTCCGGGTTCTGCCTGCGTAAACTTTTCCATTTATCTATTACACGCTGATCGGCAACGAGTACACCGGGAACATCAACCGGCCCGGAACTGTCACACCACACCCGGTTTTCGTATCCCCATTTTAGACGTTCAGCCCAAGCCGCCGGGCCATCATTTACAACGACATTGAAACGCGCCGCAAGAAATTCAATCGCTTTGTACTTTGGCAAATCTTCCATGATTGCAACTACATCAATCACGTCACCGCGTTGTTCGCATGAAAAACAATAGAACGCCGATTCGTTTTTCTCGCCAGAATTGTAGTACGCCAAACCGCCCGGTGATCCGCAACAAAAGCACTCTGTTCGATTTGATGTATCAAGGTTGATACCGTACGTTCTGGCGATCTCGTCAACCGACACCGTGCGTTTAATGTCTTCCGCTAGCGATCTAAGTTTTATGTTTCCGTCAGCCATCAATTACCAATCGGAAAAATTGAACATGTGGCGAAATCTTCCATAACTTCAAAACCCTTTTCAAGCGGTTCACCTTGTCTGTTTTTCGCTATCCCAACCCGGATTTCAGAAAGGTCTTTTAATTCCTCACTGCGCCACAAGAACATAACCAAATCTGAAGAACGCTCGGCTTCGCTTGTTCCGCTCAAATCAGACAACAGATAATGACCACGCGTTAAGGATCGATCGTAACCAGAGCGGTTGATTTGATGGCACAGGATCACCCACACGCCTTTTCGATTGTTGAACGTGATCGATAGGTCTTTGGCTCCTTGGACCACATACGAAAGCTCTTCCGCCTTTGGTGCTCTTTTGCCACGTTCCGACCCAAACAATTCTGTATGATCCAAAACAACAACATCAATCGCATGTTGGCGATTCAAAACTTCAAGCATACCAACAACAGATTCGATACTCGTACCTCTCCGCACATGGCGAAAATGAACATGCCCGTAGTCGGTATTTGTATCAAGATCGTCAACTGTTTTTTTCAACACACCCCATTCTTCTTTATTCATATTACCGCTAACGATCTTTGCAAGTTCAACCCCTAAACCCGGTCGAATCTCTTGGGTGTGTCGAGCGATGAACATATTCCGCAATTCTTTACGGGTCTGCTCAACGCAAAGATAAGCAACCCCTTTACCCCGCATCATCGCTTTATGAATCAGATTCAAAGCCATCGTTGATTTACCAGAGCCGGTATAACCGGCAACCAACCACAAACGGTCTTTACGACCGCCGCCACAATCGATAAGCCTATTAAGTTGTTTGTATGGTGTAGGGATACCCTGAAACTCTTTACTTTTTGCCGCCGCACGTGCTTCGGAGAGAGCGTTAACGGCATCGTCTTTTATGTACGCGCCTGCATCTTCTGTAGCCAACGGATTCAAATCTGAGGCAAGTTGGTTAACACGTTGACAAAGACCTTCGCTACTGCCTTTTTTCTGATATATATCAACGATCTCTCTCAAAGAGTCGTAAGCCATACGATCGCGGTAGGACGTACCAATATCATCTCTTGCTTCGTCCCAATCGGAATCATTCACCAAGTCCCAATCGGTGTTTACTTCATCAACGAAAGCGCCGATTGCCTGAGCTTTCGTTACTCTCGAATCATACTTCTTTGTTCCACGTTTACAGTTGGATATAAGAACGCGGTGAGAACCTTTTACGATTTGCGTACCGGAAGCAAATCGAATGTTGCCCCTTGATGCAGCTTCGCGGTAATGATTGCGAGCCGCAATAAATATGGCTTTACATTCAACAGATTCAAACCATCCTAAATCGAAACTGAAAACCGTAACCATTCTATCGGGTCTTTGAATTAACCCGGCAACAAATACTTGTTCTGAATCGTTCACTTCACATCACCATCTTTTTTATCAAGCCGGTTACGGTCTTTACTTTTATCGTCGGCTATGTTTGTTTTTCTGAAAATACGATCATACCCATCATCGTATTTGCGGCGGTTACACGGTCGCTGTTTGTCACCCTTGCCCGCGTCGTTACCCATTGATGTACTTTCGCGTTTTCTTGATAGCGCCAAAAAAGTTACACATCGTTTCGCCGTACCTTGGAACCATCGCCGCAATGTCGTCTTCGGAAATGATGATCGTTAAACCTTTGCTTCGCTTGCGTGAAATCACAACTTCTTTGAAAATCTCTGGTGCTACCTTGTGATTGTAATCATTGGCGATTTCAAGCACCATACAATCCAAACTTAAAACGTGTGACCAGACCGCATTCCATTCTTTTTTATCAAACTTTTTATCTACCAAATCTGGAAGCCTGTAAATCTTTGCGGTTTGGCCAGCGTCCAAGTAACTACGAATCAAATAGGCAAGTGTTTGTTGCCGCGAGTCACGCATTTCGGCAACATGTATCCACAACAAAAGCGAACGGTCTTTCGTTATCGGAAATGCAATTTCCATCTTTGAAAATAAAGATGCCTTAACAACTGAAGACATAGGTGTTTCGCTGTACATTTCTGGAACACCACAATCGCGGTATTCCATGAGACGCAACCGCCGCTCCGTATCTGGCGATCTTTGCCATTCACCATTCACCATTACGTGATTTTTTCGTTTTCGCTTCTTACTCATCTTTTGCTCTTCTCATTCGCTTCGCGTGTTCGATGATGTTCGATACTTTTTGTATGACTAATTCGTATGTCTCTTCGATTTCGCATCTCATCAAATCGTCAATACAAAGTTTAAGGCGGGCGTGTGATGATCCATATTGTGAAGTTTCTCCAAACCATAACTTCAGTTCATTAGCGAACTTTTGCAAGTCGTAAGGTTCAGCAAAAAGCATCGGTACAATCTGCTTGTACATACTATCCGAAAATGACCCAAGCCGATAAGTAATTGCGCTTGTGTAAACATGGAAAGCTTGATCTGTATCTGAAATAATTCTCTCGGTAGGTGCAACCCATTCAAATTTTATATGCTTGCCGTTTGAAGTCATTGAAATCCTATCGTGAATTGCGTTATGTAAAATCTTCAATTCAAAACGCATAGCCGAATCATTTTTTCTGATAGTCCCATCGGAACATCTAAACGCAACTTCAGTACTCATTGTCATTTCCCATTTCGTCAATATCGCGGAAGATTGGACCACCCGAACGCGCTCCGCGTCTGGACCCATTTCCAATCATATACTTACCGCCTTGAAACTCACCACGAACCAAGTAACATTTTCCAACCAGAACTGATTTAGATATTCCTTTCCATGTACTGGCAAAACAAATGCCGTCTAGCGATTGATGGTCTATCCCGAGCATGTTGATAAAAGCCATTTCACCGCCATTTTTATCGATGTGCTTGCGGATACTCGTGATGCAGAACGGTCTTGAAACACCGTGATAGTTCGGCTCACCAATAACAATCTTGCCCGGTCTTGCTTCCATCATCTGAACAACTTTTTGTTCGCGTCCATACAGTGACCAAGGATTCGACCAATGGTTAAAACCTAAAACCTCTTTCTCGTACTTCAGCAATACCGATTGATCTTCGTCCCACTCAATTTCATCGTCGTCGTATTGCCGCTTTGTTTGTTCCCATTTCAAACCCTTCGCTTTTGTCGGCTTTGCTTCGCAGTATGCTGTAACGATTGCGAGCGATTCCGGCACGGTGACCTTGAACAGTTTGAGTGCGTTACCTTTCGCCATTGATTTCAAAGCGCCAGCGTTCGCAAGTTTCTTGTTCTGTTCGCACCATTCCAAGAATTCCCAAATGTCAGCAAATCGATGTTCTTTGTACGCATCGCGCAGGGCGGTCGCTGTAGTGTTCCCAACACCTTTAAGGATAGACAACGGTGCAATGAGTCTGTCACTCTTTGTGATCTGCCATGTGTCGAGTGACATACACGCGACCGGCCCAATCAATGTTTGCCCGGCAAGCTCGGCCTGACCCATCATCAAACCGATTTTGCGTTCCCCCTGAACCCCTTTCTTCTTGATTGAAGTTTTGTTGATGGTTCTGTTGAGCCACGCGTACCAGAATTCGATTGTGTAATGCGAGCGAAGGTAAGCGGTCACGAAAGAAAGTATTCCGTAGGACGCCGAGTGAGCTTTGTTGAAGCCGTAACCTGCAAACTTCTCAATGTGCTCAAAGATACCGGTAGCCTGTTCCTCGCTCATGTTGTGGTTATCTATTGCGTGTGTGACGAATTGCTGTTTAGACTTCTGAATCTCTTTCAGTTTCTTCTTTGAAATCGCCTTGATTATCATGTACGCCTCGCGCAGTTCGATACCGCCGAGCTTGTTGAGAACAAACATAATTTGTTCCTGATACACCATAATTCCGTACGTCTCTGCCGTGATCTCGTCAAAGATAGGGTGTATCGATTCAGCTTCTTCTCTGCCGTGACTTCTCGCAATGAACGTGTCGCAGAACTGCATCGGTCCCGGTCGGTACATGGCGATAGCTGCAATCAGACCGCGTACATCTGTCGGCTTCAACCGTCCTACGAAATCGGCAAGCTGTTGTGAGTCCGTGTTGAGTTGATGAAGGCCGAACCCGTTCCCGGTGTGAAATTCTTTCATCACTTTCGGGTTGGAATAATCCATGTTCCACGTGTCGATTTCTTCCCATAGGTTTTTACCGTGCCGCTTGTATACAAGCTTCACACATTCAGACACGACACTGATTGTGTCGAGCGCGAGAAGGTCGAGCTTCAACAACCCGGTATCTGCAATGTCCTGTGATGCCTGACCCTCGCCCCACGCCGTGACAATGATCGGCTCACCGGTTACCGGGTCTTTGCCTCGGTCAATCGGCATATACTCAACCATCGGACCCGGTGCGATGACATAACCCGCCGCGTGCAACCCTTTGTTCTTCACACGACCGGTGAGCACCATTGCGTTCTTGATTGTTGTTTCGTTCTCGGTCAAGAACTTTGCTTCACGGTCACCCGCGATATTTACAATCGCATCGTACGCGTCACCGATTAGTTTCTCTCGCTCGTCTGAATTGCAAGCCGCAATTGCCTTCTCGTGTGACGGGTCTATCTTGTCAACCAAATCGGATATTCTGTACAGGTCTTTTCTTTCGTGACCGTGACACCAGCAACCTTCTTGTACGGCAGACTTCAACCGGAACGTTCCTAGCGAAATAATACGGGCGATACGTTCACCGTTCGGACCCCCGTATTTATTCAAAAGCCAATCAACAACCTCGCCGCGCCGTGACGCGTCAATATCCAAATCAAAGTCCGGCGCGTTTGGTCGGCTCGGGTCAACGAATCTCTCAAACAGCAAACCGAATCGGATCGGGTCAATGTGAGTGATACCGATAGCGGCTGCAATAATCGACCCGCAACCTGACCCGCGAGTCCACACGAAGATTCCACGCTTCTTACACTCTCGCACAACGTCCATCGTTACCAGATAAAACTCTGACATTCCCAAATCACGGATGACCCGCAATTCTCTAATCATTCGGTCTTTGTATTCTTGCGGCAAAGTACCGCCCATTAGTTTCTTCAGACCTTTCACCGCAATCGTTTTCAGGTGCCCGAAAGCATCGTCTATATTGTTGCCGTTCGCGTCTAAGTACTTTGGTGGTTTCAGAGTCGTATCGTCGTATATTTCTACGTTCGATCTCTCTGCGATCGCAACGGTATTCAAGAACCCTTTGATGAAAACATCTTTTGGAATACCGCTATCCCATTCCCTCGCGGCGCTGAGAATATCTCTCGGTGTTTGGAACCAAAGTTCTTCTGTTGTCAGGCTCCAGAATTTCGGATCGTCTAGGCGTTGATGCCGCGCGAGTCCGATCATTTCATCCTGTCTTGGTTTGTCGTGCGAACACGCGTAGTGAGTGTCGCAAGCAATGATGAACGGGATATCTAGCTTCTTAGCTTCTTCGATGAGAATGGTATTCCACTCTCTTTGTTCGTCAATCTTGTTGACGTGAAGCTCTGCAAAGAACCTATCGCCGAACGCGTCTTTGTACCGACCCATTAAGACGCGAAGCTCTTTGAGTTTTCCGGCCCTGCCAAGTTTGGAGAATTCGGAACCCAAACAAGTCGTTGTTGCGATCAACCCTTCGTTGTGCTCAAGCACCATATCGTTTGTGGTTCTTGGTTTGTAGTAGAAACCTTTTCGGATTGAATCGTCGTTGATCTTTAGCAGGTTGTGCCAGCCAATATTATCGATGGCAAGAACAACTAGATGATGATCTCCAAATTCCGGGTCGATTTTCTTACTGTCCGCTCTCGCTTCTCGTCTTTTCTCTTTCGTATTGTCGCGGTCATCGTTGATGTATAGTTCGCAACCGGGTATGAACTTCAGACCATGTGCTGTAGCGGCCCTACGCATCGCAGGAAGGCCATGAAGCCCGCCGTGATCTGTACATGCTATTGCACGCTGACCGTGCTTAGACGCCAAGTGAGCGTATTCCTCAGCAGTACCAACACCGTCAAGAAAAGAATAGTCCGTATGCAAATGCAAATGCGTAAAATCGCAGTTCTTCATTTTTTACCCATTGTTGAATTGCGAGCCGCAATTCAGATTACTTTGTAGCCGAAAACATCAACCATTCTGTCAGTCGAAAGCGATGTACCGAATTCATACTTTCCTCGGAACTTCACGATATCTCTCAGGCTAATAGATTTTTGACGCAATGCAATTCTCATTTGCTCTTTTGTCTTGAAAACATCAAACCCGGTCGGACCAATCAAAGCCTCACTGTTGGTTATGTCAAACACGTTTCTGAATATCTTTGAGAGTTTGTAAGAATCACGCGCCGCCTGTTGGCTCTGTGCAACTCTCTTCTCAAACATCCGAGCACCGGGCTCTTTGCTATTCGCAACACATGCTTTAATCACGTTCTCGATACCGCCGTACTTCTGAATCAACGTACAAGCCGTCTTATCGCCCACACCCTGAACGCCGGGAATATTATCCCCCGTCTTCCCTTCGCCAACGAGTGCTTTGTAATCCACATACAAACTAGGCTCGAACCCGTGTTGCTCAAAGAACACTTCCGGGTCCACGTAATCGTCTTGACCCGCACGGTAAACATGAATCTTGTTCGTGACTAATTGCAGATAATCTTTATCATCCGACAGAATCAGAACCCGTTTGATTCTGTCAATCTTCGCTAGACGGTTCGCACACACACCGAGCAAATCATCACCGTCAATACGGTTAAATTGCAGTTGCGGCATACCGAGCGAACCAAGTCCTTCAATTGCAACATCAATTGCCTCGCTGGTTGCAATCATACTTGCTTGTTCTTCGTCATTCCTATCTCGGAAATGTCGAGCCTTGTATTGCGAGTAGATGGCACGTCGGTAATCGTTACCATGTTGCCCGTCCCAGCAAAGAAGAAACCGCGTCGTGTTTGCGAGTGCGAGCGTGCCGCCTAGCATTTCAAGCACACCGTGAAGTACAGACGTTGGGATACCGTCATGCGTTCGCAGGTCTCGCGTATGGAACGCACGGTATGCGGCGTGTTGAGAATCAACGAGAACAATCGTTGAATCTTTTGGGTATTCTCGCCGAGCTAAAGAACGGTACGGATTATTTTCATGCATGACTTTCAACCTCATCCATCATTAATCGACTTTCAACAAGTCGGCTCTGCAACCTCAACACGCCGAACATTTCAATAACGTTACTGAGTGCAACGTTCTTAACTACTTCTCTGTTGTGCGCGGCCTTGTGATCGTGGGAAAAAGACATATTTGAATCGTTGTATGTCCAATCATCCCAGTGCTGAACCGGCCAATCTGCAACAGACATTGGAATCATCCGATTGTCCATGCTAGAAATTGCCGTGATAAGTTTGAACGTCGCCTGTTCCGCCGTATCGTTTTCACCGAAACAGTAATATTTACCTTCAGATATTCTCTTAATCATACCTCGGTAAAAAGCGGACTTAAAAAGAAATCCGAACGGTGCGATGTGAGTGCTTTCGATTGAAATAATAGGAAACGCTAAACTGTATTCTGATTTACGAATTTTGCAATCAATTATATATGAACTGTCACAATCATCGGTTTCCGATTTCTCGGCATGAACATCACCGGTATAGAAAGCCAAAAACGGCTTAGCAAACCCTCTAGCAGCAGAAAGTTGCGAAAGGGTACTCATAACGATTGTAGAAACACCCCTCGCAATAGCACCGCGTGTCAAATGATCTGTTGAGTAATCAAGATTTTTACCGCACGAAGACATATAAAAATCGAATGCGTCATACATTAATTCAACGGTGAATGTATCAACCGGTAAACCGTCATCCGGGTTGTCTTTGTAACTCAGCGCGTCCTTATCGGTTTTCCCAATTCTCAAACAATGAGAGTTTAACCGATAAACAAAGTTTTCTGCAACGCGTTTGTTCGGGCGGAAGTTCTCACGCTCCCAAAGATTCAAAGCGTGTATTTTGATATTGGTTTCCATACCTATATATTCCACTTGAACGAACCGGTTTACCGTGACAATAATATCAGTTTATCAAAAAATCTTTCAGTGCCGATACGTCGATCTTGTCTGATTTTGTATCACCGATCTCGTCAACGCCATCATCGCCAAACATGTCGTTGAACGCAACCCGCTTTCGTTGGATGATGTTTAGAAAATAATCATCAATGGTCTTGTGGTCGTTCGATTTCCAGCGACCCGCAACGTAGTTCACACATAGAACGTTCTTCTTTGTCTGACCGTGACGCGCAATGCGGCCCACCCGTTGACGCAACTTAGAAGGGTTCCAAGGTAGATCGAGATTCACAACCACACCAGCAGATTGCAGATTTAACCCTCGGTCACCCGCTTCGGTACAAATGAGAATCTGATGATTGTTTTCTTGCGTGAATAGTCTTCGATTCAGATTGCGAACCTTTGGCGTGATCTGCCCGTGAATCATCAACGGCTTGTATTGCTCTAACAGTTCAGCCGCGCGTACCGCAATCTGTCGGAACCTCGTGAACAACACCATTCGCTCTCCTGATAGTTCGCCATCAAGAAGAGATTTTAAATCATCGATCTTCGCAGAGTGCGGGTTGTACCCGTCCTCAAAGTCCGCACAGAACGCCGCACGTTGCGCACGAGCGAGAAGACCTAAGCCAACGGCTCCACCTTCCCCTGACGCGATGAACTGGTTCACGGCTTGGCTGTATGCCTTCGTCTGGTGCTCTGACATTTCGACCCGTCGCAACATCGGAATAACACCCGGCAAATCAGCCTCAATCTCGTTACGCGTTCGCCGGATGTACAAGATACCGATTCGCTTTTTCAACTCTCGCAGGTTTATCGCTTTTCTCACCCGCCCGTATCCGTCATAGACAAGATATCGTTTAGCGAAGTTCTCGAACCCACCGATGATGTTCGGATCGGATGAGAAAAACAACGACCACAAATCTTGCAAGCTATTTTCTAGTGGTGTCGCATTGAACGATATCGAACACTTAGAACAAGACGCGAGTTTCAACGCCCGTTGCGTGCATCGTGCGTGTGGGTTTGTAATCTTCTGCGTCTCATCCATGAGAAGCACACTCGGCGTTCTGTCGGTATAGAACGTCTCAAGCATCTCGTCATACATGCCGCGTGAGAACATATCCCAGTTCAGAATGTAGATGTGTGACGGTATTTCAATCCGCTTCTTGCGTTCTTTCGCTACGCCGTCGATCTGTGTAACGATTATACCTTTGGGATGTTTCCAGAAACGTGCAATCTCATCGGCCCATTGGGATTTAAGCGCGGACGTGCAAGAGATTATAACCGGGTGTTCAAACGTAATCGTACCCTCTTCAAACCACCTAGCAAGACACCCGATCGCCTGAATCGTCTTACCGAGTCCCACGTCATCGCCGAGCAGTTGCCCCACATCCCAAAGCTTGTTTCGTTCGTAGATGTAGTCCATACCCGCGAGTTGGTAGGGTATCGAAATCCAGTCATCGCGGAAATGTTTCGACCAATCGTACTTTGACCTTCGCTTTGTTTTCTGCGCGGAGTACGTTGATTTCAGGTCACGGATATACGCGTGTACGTACCGCTTCGCTCTGTCGTCTTGAAACCCGCCCCACCAACTAGCCATCATCATCACGGGAACAAGCGAAACGTGAATGTAAATCTTGCCGTCTTCCATCTGGTACGGCCAAGGAAACCGGTCAACGATTTTTAGATCACGCCGCCCGCGATCCGGTATTAATTGAACGATACCTTGACGGGTGATCTTTGAATTTTTAGCAAGTGCGAGTTTCAATCTTTTACGCACCCGTTCCAGAAATCAGCAATGTCTTGCGGGATGTGTGGGAGCATGATTCTTTGGCCTGCCATCGTGTGCGATGAATCTTTGCAGAACCGAATCTGACCGTTGACCACGAACGAATGACACCTTACCTGTTTGCGGTCAACCATCAATCTTGCGTCAATGCTCGGGTGAATCGTCGGCTGTTCGCTATCGTCGTTGTAAATCCATTTTCCAGAACCAACGGTGATACGATGGGCGGTTTTGCACGCCGGGCAATAGAAAATAACTGATTCATCATCGGCTCCTAGGCTAAGTTTCAACGCTTTCATGTGTTACCTCTCGGTGTTGGGGTCGTCAATCCGGCGATATTGACGCTCACGATTCACCACCTTCCGGGCACGTTTCCATGATCTCGATGAGCTTGTCGGACATTGTGACCCACGCAGCAACCCGCGCAACCCCCGCAGCAACCCGCGTAGCAGCCGATGCATTCCGCGCAGCAATCCCCGCTGCAACCCCCGCATTCCGCGCAGCAGCCCGCGCAGCAGCCGATGCAGCTGCCCACGCTGCATCTGCATCCGCAACATCAGCAACAGCATCCGTAGAATCCCTCGCAGCAACCCACTTATCTTCTGATGGTATTTCTCCCGTGTCAATCCACTCGTTATAAAGCGAAACCACGCCATCAATCGTTTGTTTGACAATTGAATCTTGCGCTGATTTCCACATTGGGCTTGTCTCATCCGATAGAAGCCACAATGCGAATCGAGGCCACGCCATCGTTAGATCACGATGCCGTGCGGCGCGGGCGAACCTTCCCGGCCATGACGTGTTTGTTGCCAACCCTTCGTAAATTGAATCCTCAAGACGGAGCAGCGTTTCTGGTATGCCGGTCGCGGCTGATAAGCCCGCGTGGTCACCATCTTCTAACGACTCGGGCAGATGCCCCGCCTGCTTCGCGTCGTGGATGGCGCAGCCGATCGCGCAACCACGGAAGCCGTATTCTTCAAATTTCGCGTATGTGCCCTTGATAAAATCGTCGGCCTCGCGGTGCTTGTCAGCGCCAACGATGATCGCGTCGATTACTTTGGTGTTTGTGTAGGCCATAATTTATCGTCTCCGTTCTTTTGAATTGCGAGTCGCAATTGTCGCTTTGGTATCGGCATCTACGAACATCGCCATCGAAGCGATAATCAACCACGTCATTACTGGCACCCAAACCTTTACGACGATCGTAGCTCCCCACGCGTCTAGTTTAAACGCAGCGCTAACGCTAAACACGAACGCACAAATGATGATATAGAAGGCCGGGCTGGTGAGTACGTTTTTCATCGGATTTTTCATCGCTCAATAAACTGTGTCATGTTGTACGCCGAAACCTTTACAGTCTTTCCTGTATTGCTGTTTTTTACCCATAAATCGCCGTGACATTCGATATGCTCCAAGACTTGTCCGCGTTGCGGGTAGGGTCCGTGCATCCAAGTCACGTCGCAACCTACCGGGAACGCGGATAGGAATTTCTCCATAGCCATTTTTCGGATATTGTCAGAACGTCGAAACATTTCGTTCGCTTCTTTGACCCGTTTTTTCCAATCGATTGGTTTCGACACGATCTTTATTTCCGCTTGCTTTGTCATCGTTGTTCTTTCTTTACTTTATATCTCTGGCATAGACACTATATATTGCCCTTTCATCGGTCAGAAATACGTGTCAATCTGAACCCTTTTGTGATTTTTTCCAATAAAAAACCCCTTTGCGGGGTTTTAGGCTCTCAGACCTCTTCAAACTGTTCTTTGTTGATGTGTTTTCGTCGTTCTGGATCGATTCGATTGACCTTGGCGTTGAGCCGATACATCATTTCTCGGATATTCAAGAAGTTCTCTTCAACGCATTTAATGAGTTGGTCGCTCATCGTTTTGTCCCCATTGGTCGATAGTGCATCAAGCATGTTGTCAAAGTAACCGGCGTTTGGTTCGGGCGGGAAACCGCTTATGCCCCACATGAGCACCAGACGGTTCCAGTACATTTCCCACATAGGCGGTTGTGTGCCTTGACAATCCAATCGGTTCGGTGTGCGACTATATTTGTGCTCTACTTTGCACTGTCTACTAAACCGTATGCCGATCCCGAGCAGATGAGCGCGGTAAGATAACCACTCTTCTTCGATACCGTACCCTGTGAGGCCGGGAGCATAGCCCTCAAGCCAATCTAGCGTATCTCTGGTCATTCCATAGCAAGCACCCATCAAACCCGGCTGGCGGTAAGGTGCGTTCGCTCTGATGTGGCTTAATGACCACCTGAGTTTATAGTTGGCGGTGTCGTCATCGTACGTCCAATCCGTACCCGCGAGCACCCGGCATTTAGATATCGAATCCATCGGGATTGATGCAGCGGCAATTATCGATGTAGGGTTTTCTCTCAAGTCGGCCAACATCATATCCAACCAGTTCAACGGGAACCGCATATGAGAATCAACCACAATCACAACGTCGCCGTAAGACTTCGCACACCCTACGTTCTTGGATACTGACGAACCCATTCTTTTCGTATGCCGGATGTACTTAAAATCAACGTTTGCATACGCGATCATTTGCGCAACCCGATGATTACAAGGTTCAACTGACCCGTCGTCAACGAGCAAGATTTCATCCGGCTTTGTATTGGCGGCTAGTACTGTCGCAATCGTTGCTTCTAGATCGCTTCCCTCATTCAAGCAAGCAATGACGAGTGAAACAGACGGGTTATCTTTGAAGTTGTTTGAAAACCCCTTTGCACGCACAGGGCAATCAAGTTTTGGTGTTCTGAGAAGATCGTCATCTAGAAACTGAATCGTTCCTGAACGACTCGCAATCAAATTGCAATAACTGCCGCCATCAACATCTGTCTGGTGATTGCAAGAGTCGCACGACGATCTTCTTTTCGCAACCGTTGTATGGTGTGCGGGTTTATCAATATTGTATCCCCATTCATTACGGTCTTCCCAGATAGGTAAACAAATATCTACCCGCTCGTCTTCGCTCAAATTATTCCATTTGTCAACATCTGAAGTTCTAGGATTTTTCTGAATCATTTTTTAACTCGCAACAAAATTCGGATTGGTTGTCATAGCGGTTACCGTAACCGTTGCATTATATGTTGAAGTGTGCTCCTGCGTGTGTGTTCTCTGATCGATGGCGTAAGGGCTATCCGCGTCGGTTACTTTTTTGTAAGTACTTACGCCGCTGATCTCAAACACGTACCCATCTTCAAGATATACCACGCTTACGGACGCTGTTATCGCATGTGATTCATGTTCTGTTGAATCGCTCGTCTCGTTGTTGAAGTTGGGATCAATCAACATGTTTTTGTAACCACGAATCCAAGAAAGAACTTCTTCCCTTTGAGACGGTTCAGCGGGATGCGGTTCAAAGCCTACCGACCCTGTTACACCGGTCGCAAAGTCCGCAACGTTTACCGTTCCATCCAATTCGACGATTCCGAATATTCTCATCGTAAGGTTCTGAAAATGGAGCGTAGAGCCGAGATCAACAAAATGAATAAACACCGCAATTACGAATTTGTTTAGATTCATATCGAAGTACTGAGTCACGCTCGATCGTATCGCAACTACCCCGTCGGCTGTACTGTCTCCAACGTAATCACCGGTATTTACACCTATCGCTTTTGACTGCGCTGTTGGGCCGGGGAAAACAGCGCGTGTGCAAAACGAATTATGACCAACATTTTTAGACTCACTGATATTTGCGGTTGTGGTTACCGACTTCCCGCCCGTAAAGAAATACGGGGTCTCTTCATTAACCATACCTGTGGAATCAAGAGTGTGTTCAACCTCGTATTCTGCGATCACCGCAATACCCATATCGTACGAATCATAGAAAGGCACGACTTCATAATCAGGAAGACTTACGCCGCAATCAGACGCTAAAGCTTCTTGTGTTTCAGATTCATAAAACCCGCCCGGACCAATAAAACCACCATCTGGAAAAAGCAATTCGCGGCATCGTTCACTCAGTGCAATGTATTGCTGGAATGAAAGCAACCATTCAATTGTAGGGCACTCTTCATCGCCGGTATCAGTACCGCCTCCCCCTCCGCCGCCTCCGCCGCCACCTCCGCCGCCTCCCCCTCCGCTACCTCCGCCGCCGTCTCCGTCTGTAGTAATAACATTGATGATTCCGTCATCCGTGCAATCATCCCCGACAACCGGACTATCAACAGCGGGGAACTGAGTATTAAGACCTATCTCTAAATTCTGGTCACTTCTAAACGCGAGACGATCAGTAATCTTCTCGATATTCTCAAAAGTTGTGTCATTGTCAAACCCAACAGTGATAGACCCTTCGCTAATAATTTTTTCAAGTCTAATTGATTGAATCCTTGTCTCTGGCAAGAAATTATCCCCAACAGTTCCGCCTCCCCAGTGTCGGAAACGAACAGCCGACCCGATTGTTACCATCGCCTCTTCTAACCAGTCAGAATACACGTCGCCAGTTTCAAACGATTCAATATCTACTGAGCATGTACCGAACACTCGCGGGCGTGATACTGAATCAAAAATGATTTGTGTAAGTTGTACGAGTAAGTCGTGATCGTCACGAATCACATTATCATCTTTATCTGTATATCGAAGCAATCGATTATCATAAAGGACGAGGGACTTGTCATAACCTAAAGACCCGTTTGAAAGACTGTGATAAAAAGGTGCTTTCAATGTGTAATTGCACCACACTTGCGGGTCGTTCCAATCACCCAAAGCCTCGAACCCTACGATCGGCCAGTACATGTAGATCAACTGATCTACCATATCGTCATAAAAAGTATTCCCTGAAACATTGCTTGTGAAAAAGTAATTGGTTCTGTTGACTAGCGCGACAGACAACCAAACAAAGTTTTCGGATACAGATTGCGGTGGCCCGTAATCTCTCAACGGTGCAAACGGACCATTTGGAAGCTGATTTTCGTACAGTACGGTGTTTGGTACAAACTCGCCCCAGTCGTCAAAGATACCGTCACTGAAGACAAATATTTTCACACCATTCGATATAGAACCTAGGTAGTCATCATCGCCAATGGTGCCCACGATTTCACCACCGTACCAACGATGAAACAACCCTTGAATGCTGATTGCAGGCGAGACTCTGTACAACTGCGAATTGCTACCCTCTTGGGTTGATCTCAGTTTCAAGTCAAACACTTCTTGGTCCTGTGTGCCCCCATAAAGAGCACCAACCGGCAAACCTGCGAACGCGCTTATATTCACAGTTTCGTTTACAGAGAACCGCCTGAAAGCTCTTTGTGCGTTTGAGTTTTCCGCTTCCGGGTACCACGGTCGCGCAGTTGTTCCGATTGACGCTGGTAGTGTAGACCATGATCCAAAGCTGCTGTAATACTGTGGCCTTGATACGCCGTCCGGGTTATCTCTTAGTACGTGCTCGTCCGCTACAACCGTTCCATAGATTGCAAACAATCCGCGAGAATTACCGGCCTCTAAATTGGTCCATGCGGTGTTTAGCTGTTCGCTTGTTTCGTAGAAATTGCCGAACCCATTAATCGTAACAGTGTCATACGCACGGCTGATATCAAGATTGATATCCAATTCAAGAATGTTTTCTACAAGCGTGTCATCGACCGTACTCGGCAAGACAAAATCAGCCGTTGGCGATGTTGGAACCGTTGACAGGTCGTAGAAATGAATTGTACCGCCCTTGTGAGAACCAGAAGCCCAATCAGCCGAATCGGGTTCGTACCAGTAACCAAGCGAAGGTACTTGTGTGAGCAGTTCATCAATCAATTCAAGCCAAGTCAAACCGGTTATTTGTACGTCGTACAAAATCAATTCTTCAAGACTGTTCGATTCAGAGTAATCAAACCCGCCGATGGTTCCGTCTTGAATAAGTGAATCGAATTCTGTTTCAAGGATGTACTGAAACGTGACCGTATCACCCGAAGGGTATTCGAGCAGCGGGGAAGAGCCGATAGGATTGTACCGCTTGTTCACAACATCGATAGGGTTGTTGCCTAGATACTCCAAGATATCAGCGGCTACGTACTCAATCGAATCTTCCGTTGCGGAAATGATACGCCTCGACGGCAGCACTACCCCCACGAACAAGCATACCTCGCCGCCGCCCCTCGGAACGTTGAACGTCACAACATCCCTAGCCGCGAATTGCGGACCTGTTCCAGAATCATCACCGCCTCGCCCGGTTACCGTAAATCGGCACTTAGAAGCGCGGGACATCTGCCAACTTAGTTCGAGAACTTCAATACCGTCAACGTTCAACTCAGTAGACATTTTGTTTTCCTCGGGTAATTGCGAGTCGCAATTCAGACAATGTAATCGACGGGGTTTCTACTTGAAACAAATTGGTAATCAATTGTTGCAATCCCGTTTCTTCCGCCTGTAGTCGCGTTGTATTTTTTCAACCAACATTCGCTCGAAAGGGTTACCGCGTTCCCGCCCGCGTAGTCACCTGTTGGGCCTCGATAGAGCTTCAGTGAACCGGCGTTATCATGTGGTGACCAAAGCGTAACACCACCGCGTGCTAACCGCTTTTCAATCGGCGGGAAGAAACCCAAATGTTCCGTTATTGTGTCAGCTAAACCCAATTCACTTACAACAAGAGCTTGTGTCTGTGCCGCATTGTCGTGTACTTGGCTCTCTGTTTCCGCGAAGAAACCTTTGATGTTCCAATAGTACACACCAACCGGGTTTTGTTGCGGAGTGATAAACGCGGGAAGACCCCCACCCGAAACAGATTCGTGTGAACCGTTTTCAAAGGAAAGTGCGACTTCAGTAGACCCCGCCCAATTCCCTTTGAACGTCAATAGATATGGAACCACCGAAGCCATCTTATCTTCTCCCTTCGATCCTCACGGACTCGGCCCGCGATCTCTGTTCTTCAAGTTGCGTCGTGTGCTCGTTTGTCACTGCCGCAAGTTCTTCAAGCTTGCCGTTGATGATTGTAAACGTATCAACTGCCGTTGTCTGTAAAGAATTAAGGGAGTCTTGGAACGCCGAAATCCCGGATTCGATTTGTGTTCCGATTTTCTCAAGACTATCGGTTGTTTTCTCAATACCTCTAACCGCGTCCGGTGTTGTGGGAACAGCACCCGGTGAAATCGGAACGTCTCGGATACCGGGAATGTTGTCTGTTCCGCCCGGTTGCAAATCGTCTGTCCCAACTTCAGGCACCTGTAAACCTTCTTCACGTTCCGGTGCGAGTTTCTTACCTATGACCGGGCGACCGTTCTTGATACCGATGACCTCTTCATCGTCTTCTAGATCACCGCGCTTGCGAAGGTTCCTTTCCGTGCGTTCTTTCTGTTTATCAGAGATTGGCTTTAAGTCCTTACCGGTTCTCTTGTCTACCTCTTCATCAATTTCCTCGTCCGTGAGTCCCGCGTCTTTACCACGCTCACGAATGCTCTTCTCTTGTACCTGACGCTCGCGCTCTGCCTGTTCTTTCTTGAGTACTTCAATCGTTCGGTCGTACTCGTCATCAAGAATCCGAAGCTTCTCAACAAGGTTCCGAAGTTCTTTATCAACCGCTTCAAGCTCCGTAAGAATTTCTTCTCTACGTCCTGAATCTTTCGTACGCCCAAGCTCGTTCTGAAGCTCTCCGCGTCTGGTTTGCAGTGATTGACCGCGAGACCGTAGAACGCTCCCTGCCGCCTTCTTGAAACTATCGGCCTCATCCACGGTATCCGCGTCCTCAAGCCGTCCACGGATAGCCTCACGGGCATCAAGCACACTGTTGGTTCCGACCAGCTTACGCTCTGCATCTTTCAACAGGTCGTTGTATTCCTCGCGTGATCCGTTGATTCTTCGGAGTGTTTCAAACTGTGCTCTGAGATTTTCAAGCACCCTGTCAGAAGATTCAATCAAATCAAGCTCATCTTCGATTCGTTGATCTGTGATGTTAACAATCTCGCGTTCTGTTTCGATCAGTTTTTGCTTCAACACAAGTTCGGTTCTGAGTAAACCATTTTCCTTGGCCTTTGCAATCTGCCCCTTCAGTTCTACGCGTTGTGACTCAAGCTCACCTACCCGTTCTTCTTGTTGTGCTTTCTTCTTGGCTTTACGTCCGTCTTCGGTATTTTCAATCCGATTCTTCTCGCGTTTCATTTCCTTATCAAGCGAAGCGTCACGCAAGCGATCAAGTTCGGATATCTGATCTGCCTGCAATTGTGTAAGTGCATCAATTTCGGCTCTAAGTTGCTGAACTCTTGCGGCTTCACCTTCGGCCTGCGCTTCGATAATCTGACCTTCAGCCGCTCGGATTCTCTTAGCAAGGTTCCCGGTTTCACGAATACGTTTCTGTTCGTTCTTGTACCTACGTTCTACCTGTAGCAAAGAAGACTCAAGTTCTTTACCTTCAAGCCGCAACCGTTCAATCTGAAGTGATATCAACTTCTCGTTGGCCTCGATAGCGACTTCGGTACGCTTATCGGATTCTTCAGAAACGATATCGGTTAGTGCCGTCTCTACTTCAAGAAAACCGCTTTGTAAAAGGTCGTAACTCTTCAGGATGTTCTTGATCGAATCAATCTGCGAATTTGTGATTTCCAGACGCAAGAAATCAAAGAGCGATTTGATATCGTCTCGGGACGCAACGATTGCGTCAAGCAAGAATTTTGAAATCTCTTCTTTCGTTCCACCCAACAACAGACGTTGTGCAATGTCCGGGTTCGGTGCAATCTTCGGAATCAGTTGATTGATTGTCTCGGGCGGGATGATATTCTCAAGCGTGTTGCGTAGTTGACTCGCTAGATTCTCGAATTCTTTTTCAAGCTGCTGTTCGTCTTCCATTACGGATTTCAAAGATTGTTGGAACGGTGAAAGGTTCGCAGTTCTCAGACTGTCAACGAAACTATCAAGAGCATCACGAGCACCGAGCGTATTTGTCTCTGTCTCTGCGAGCAGTGCGGCGAACTGTTCGAGATTCGCAGTACTTTTATTAGAATCTTCGGCCATCTGTGTCAATATCAAATCAAGATCACGCAACGCTTTTGTTGCCTTTAATATGTCACCTTCTTTAAACCCCGCGCTTACAAGTAGTACCTGCGAAGATGCGGATGAAGCGATAGCCTCACCAGCCGCTTCCGCAAGTTTCGCGCGTTCAGTTATAACAATCTGGGTAAGACCTTCGATCCGATCACCGAGAACTTTGCGAAGGTCATCGCTATTAAATGTCTCACCAACTTTTGCAAGCTCGTTTCGCAACCCTGTGACCTTGGCAGCGGCACCATCAATACCTACATTGTACGCCGTAAGAGCATCGGCCAGTTCATTACGAAGTTCTTGAATGGTTTTAATTTGCCGAATAGCGGTATCAGATTCGGGAGTAATAGCACCGCGCCTACTGAGTCTTTGTTGTATCCCGTCTTGAATATCACTGATTTTTTCTAGTGCTTCAATCTGTTTTTCAGCTTCATCGTTAGCTCGTTTCCAAGGCGATAACCAACGACCGATATTGAACGCAACCAACGCGGTGCCTGCCGCTAATGCAATCACGGCAATAGGTGAAACAGCAGCGGCAGCGGCAACACTCATTGCAAGGAAATTACCAGTTGCAATAACAGCGGCAACGGCAGCGGCTTTAAGTGCGGTTGCGTGTGCAATTACTCTTGCCGTTCCAACCTTGAAAGAAAGATTGGATGCGATCTGCGCAATATTTAGAGCCTTGATAGCATTGGTTGATTGGATCGCGGCTTTGGTAAATACAGGGAACGCTCTTGAAAGTCCCTTAGTGCTAGACAACAGAACGGCAGAGTTTGCAGCGTACGCGGTTTGAGAGAAGACCAAATTGCGAAGCTTTAAAGCGGTTGAAGCAAACGACTTTGCAAGCTCGCCGCTCTGAATGGCCGCAAGGGTTTTCGACACTCTTACTACACCAGCTAGTGCAACCTCAGTTACAAACAACGCACCCTTCAATACGAGCAGCCCAACCGCCACGACACCAATGGCAGCGCCAATCGCAACGAGTGCAAACACGCTATCACGGTTTGCTTTCGTAAACTCAAGAACACTTGCTGTCATACCAACGATTGTTTTTCTGTTTTTCTCAAACACCTTAATCAACTGGTTGCCGAGTTGTCTACGAATCTCACCCGCAAGCTGAGAGAACGAACCGGATTGAATCTCAAGAACACGCTTGAGTGAAGCCGCACCAGAATTGCCAAGTACTTCAATGGTGCTGTTCAGGTCTTTAAACCCTGTAGCGGCAAGAGAAACAAGACCTTGCAACGCTCGGATGTTCGGGAAGATTTTCGCAAGCGCTTCGTTGGAACCATTGGCCGATTCAACCAGACGTTGCAACGTGTCAGCGAAACCGTTGACACGAATTGCGGCTTCAGCGGATACACCAAGAACCTCCTTGATTCTCTTAGCCGCTTGTTCTTGTGGTTTCAGCAGTGCGACAATTGCGGCTCGCAACTGCGTGGTTGCTTCGGTGAATCCTAGACCACTCAAAGTGAGCGATGACAAGATAGCTAGAAGCTCTTCAAGTTCGACACCGGCAGCAAACGCAATCGGCGTGACGTTGCCGATACTCGTTGCCAGTTCTTGGAACGTGAAGATACCAACGTCAACGGCTTTGATGAGCTTACCAGATACTTCGGCGGCATCACTACCGGATAACTGGTACGCGTTCAACGTACCCACAAGCACGCTCGTTGCGAGTGACGTTTCAATCAGGCCCGCACGTGCTGTTTGAGCGGAAGCCGTGAGTAGGTCAAACGCTTCTTGACCCTCAAACCCGGATTGCACAATATCATTCAAACCAACGGCAGCATCAACAGCGGAAACGCCTACATCGTTCGCAATCGCAATCACGCTCTGACGTACAGACTCGAACTCTTCAACCGTTTCTTTTGTAACCGAACGAACCGCCGTTATCGCCTTATCAAAGTCTGAGCCAAGTTTCAGCACACCCACACCGACACCAGCCGCAACGATCAAGTTCAGGGTGTTCAAACTCTTGCGTATTTTCGTGACGTTTGTTTGTGTCTTCGATGCCAATTCACCGAAGTCTTTGTTGAACTTGGTGAACGAAACACGAGATTGTTGAACGCTAGAACTTACACCGGCGGGAAGTAAAGCAATCGAACGATTCATTACGGTCAACGCAAGGCGTGACTTTTCACCAGCTTCGGTCAATGCTCTCGAATATCCATTGACCGAAGTACCAGCCGCCTCGAATGCTTGATCGGCAACGATGGTTAGTGTCTGGAAGTTATTGACGATGCCGTCTGTTACACCGCCCACACGTCGAGCTATGGCGAGACTAGCACCGAGTGACGCGATACCTTGACCATTACCGGCAGCGGCAGCACCGGCACCGATGGCACCGCTAGTATTCACACTATCTAGTTGGGCACGAATCGATTTAACAGACCTCTTTGTCTGCTCTGTAGATTTCCGCAATCCACGATTATATTCTTCAAAGGACGAAAGTGCTTTACGCACATCCGCCCTAAAGCTAACAACTACACTGCCTGCATCTGCTTCGGATGGCATTTTTAACGTCCCTCTATAATTGCGACTCGCAATTCAGGTTTGGAAACAAGTTCGTTATTTTTTACCAGTACCAACACTGGAACCGCCAAACATATCAAACAAGTCTTTTTCGCTTGCATTTGAAATGTCTTTACCTTGCCAGTTCTTACTTGGCTTGTGTGCGTTTTTGCTTTTGTCAGTCTTGCCGAACTTCCCGCCCTTGCGACTCTTCTTCTTACTGCTCGCCTCGATCTGTTCGGCTTCATACGAAATTTCTTCAAGGTACATCGTGAGTTGAATTAGCGTTAAATCTCCAACTTGTTCAGGCGTCCACCCAAAGGTTTTCGCAAACTGATAGAAGATTACAGGCCAAAAACTTTTGTTTAAGTCTCGTTCGTCGTTTCCGTTTCCGTTTCGGCTTCGTCTTTGTTTCCGAAGCCTTCGGGTAAAGGGTTGAGCGCCGCATTCGTCAACGCCGAGATAGTTGGCATCATCTCGATATCAAGCAAGTCCAAAATCTCATCAATCGTAAACGGTTCTTGCCCGTCGCCTTTTTCGCCTCGGTGTTGATTAGCAATGAACATGAAAAGCATGTAACTACGATGAACATCACTTAGATTACTCGGTCTAACGGCTCCCTCTTTCATTCCCTTAAGCCGCTTCTCGGTTTCGTATTCGTAGTCTTGAATCTTGCCAACCGTGCGAACTGTGACAGGTTTTAGCCGGATCGTGGTTTCATCATCGAAGATAATATCTACTTCACCGAGAAGGATATCGTCAAGGCCCAACCGTACACACTCGCTTGCGTCTGATACGCTCTTTTCAGCAAGTACAACCGAATTACCTTCTTTCCTGAAGTGCTTAAGTCGTTCTCTAAACGCATCCGCTTTTGAAGTGTCTACTTCTTCGACCGCTTCCACTTCCGTTACTTGTTCGTCTGTCATAAATTTCCTTTGCATTCAACTTTGAGAAACAGGTTGTAAAAAACGGGATGTTTCAATCAAGAAACATCCCGCCCGCGCATGTTTACGCATTGACGGGCTTACGTGACGATCTGAATGATCCCGTACTGCTCGCCCGATGTTTGGCTGGTATCAAGCTCTGCTTCAAACGTGGTCGGGAAGGTGATGAATTCCTCTTCCGCGAATTCAAGACTGACTTCACCAGACGCAACCGTCTTGTACATGTCAACTTGAATAATCTTGTTGTCGTCTCGAAGATGTTCGAAACGAACTGCAAGGCGCGTGATTGTCTTGTCGCCACCAAAGGTGATCTGAGTAGACGATGAAGTGCCGGGAATAATAAGAGCAAGGTTCGCAATCGAAACCTCAGCCATCTCAACTTCCATGCTCATACGGTCGCGGAACGCAAGACGTTTTACAAGCAAACCGGCAGACTCGAACTCAACAAGTTCGCGTGTGTACGTCAGAGAAATTCCCTTGACGTAACCAACATCCGTAAAACTGCCGCCTGACCCAAACGCCTTAGTTCCAAAAAGACCCAAACCAAGAATGACACTATCGCCGTCCTTTGCTTCGGTAATGGTATGCGTTGCCATTGTGTAGCTCCAAAAAGAGAAGAGAACAACAGGCTTCACAAGAAACCTGTCTGAGCAACATCAATAAAAACAACTGGTTTGGGTGTATGTTGGCGGACATACGAAACAATTTTATTATGGGGTCACAAGGTTTGAATCGCGTGACCCTTTGAAAGTGTACCCGATAATCGACCGGGTGCCAACAATCTGCTCGTTGGCACTTGGCTGATTACCGTACGGTGAACAAGGTTGAAGTAAACTTCGCTTCAATGATTTCAATCGAAGCCCAAACATAACGCGTAGGTCTGTATCAATCCCAGCAATACCCGGACGATATTTATCAAATTCATTGACAATCAAATCACGCACTAGGTATCCGCGAGAACTACCCCCGTCGCTCAAAACGACCTCTATCATAAACGAGCACGTCGAAGTAAAATCGTCAACCCTTACTTCGTTCCCAATCGAAAGGTAAACACCTTCAGCTGTTGGCATTTCTTGCGTTGCGATTTTTCTAAGTGTTGGATACGTGACACTCGCAAGACCGGCAGCGGTCACAATTTCGGTATCCAGATACCGCAAAGCCCATGTGAGAACCCTACCCGCTATCGGCTCATGTACGTGTGTCATCTTTTCACCTTCTTGAATGAACGAACCTGTTTATCAACATTGTCTTTTACGACGCGCTCAAAATGTGTTGCACCAAGATCGAAAGCGGGACGCATGAACGGTTTTGGTTCGATCCCGTACCGAAAGATTTTACGAGCGATCAAGAATGCCACGCTGTTTATATCGCCGCTTGCAACAGCAAGTTTTACCCGGTTGCGAAGAACCCAATCACGGATAACTTGCACTGGTGGAAATGCAGACTTTGCCGAATCTTTACCAGTGCCAGCCGGTGAAGAGAGAGCACCTAACCGACCGAACTCAACCCACACGCCATAAGCAACCGTTGGGAATATTGATGCCGTGATACCTTTTGTATCTGAAGAAACTTCGCTTGTTATGCTCGCTCGCAATGTCCCTCGGTCTACTTTGCTTAGGTCCGTCACGTTTTGTTGTGCTCTCGCCTTTACAAACTCACCGATAGACGTAACGCCGTCGTACACGCCCGAGATAACAGCGTCTTCGATCTTTACCACGTTCCGGCGCGGATCACCCCCAACGAATTTAAATGATACTGATTGTGGGGGCACTCGCTTTAATCCTCAGTGTTATCTCGGACGGCTACCGGGTCTTGTTTCACGAAATCGTAGCGCGTGAACTTTGTGACTGAACTCTTGAACGGGTCTTTTCGCGGTGTGACGCGTGCAACCCGATAAACTTCAGTCGCATCACCGTTGAAATAAACTAGGTCGCCAAGTTTTCCATCGTGAAAACTGTCTGCAAAGAAAGCGCCGTCAAGCTTTGTTCGTCCGGGTCCGCTGTTAGAAGGTACTTCGATTTGATTTCCCGGTTGCCAGTTCCCTTTGCAGTCTGTGCAAATAGTATCAAGTATGTCCTGACCGCCAATCTGGGAAGTATCGATTTCTCCATACTCGTTTTTTCTTATGGCGTTTACAAATTCGTCACCTGTCACGTTCACACGTTGAAACGTAGCTCTATCTTTTGTCATCATCGGTAACGACATAGTTCAGAATTCCTTTCCAGTTAAAGGTTTGACTTGCGAGTATGTGACGCGTTAAAACCTCTAAGAAGATCAGGGTGATTAGGGAACACTGACAGGTCTTGAGACATTGCGATTTCCCACGACATTTCGGCTTGCTCGATTGTTTGGGGAACTCTTGCATCTCGAACATCGTGCGTGAAGTTTTCTTCTTCCGCCATATCGCACACGTCACCAACTCCGACATATCGAGGCGTTGCCGGTTCCATTACCAAGAACCTCCAACCTTCCATAAGCCGTGCGATAACAGACGTTGCGGTAACCCCTTTGACAGTGCCCTTTGGATGAAGCATCCGCACGAACGCTGTACCATGTGCCGATGCCGCAAGAGCAGTTGCTTCATCGTCGTCTTCGGTGTTGAACGCCGCCGGGTTAAAACTGATACCGCGAGCGTTACTTTGAATATCAATAACAGGTGCAAGGGTAAGAGCGGGCACGTCTTGCACTTTCCGCTTGACACTTGAAGCCTTTGGCTTGCGTGCTGGCGTTTTCTTAGTCGTTGTTTTCTTCTTGGGCGTTGATCCTGAAATTGTGGACTTAGGACGACGAACGATCGTTCTCTTGCTTGTTGTTTTCTTAGCCATTTCCAACTACTCCGCGTTTACTGGTTTTGGGATAAAGTTTAATTCAGAAATAGGTGAAAGATTCAGAACGTCTACACCTAGACTCTTTGCCTGTTCGTACACCCACATGTACCCAATCATCATATCACGGCCTTGCGGGTAATTCTTATCTAACTCGATATTATTTCTCTTGCCGTTTCCGTGTGTCTTTCCTTCGTGACAACAAAGATCATGCCCAATCAAAAGTATCTTTGAAACCCCGCAATGTAGCGCGAATTGTATAGCAGCAACACCGGAAGATAACCCGTGGAAATACTGCCCGAATTCATACGCCGGTTCAAACTCTGCCGTTCGATCCGTGAGGATGTTTATTTGGTGCCACTTGCCTAAAACATCGTTGCGCGGTTTGAATCCCAACACCGGAATGAACGCCGGATTGAGTTTACGGTAAGTATTCATCGGCCCTTGGTTCTTTGCCAAGAAGTCGCGGTCAAGGATCACCCCGTAATCCGCAAACAATGGCGACCCGCTCGCAACGTTCCACACGTTGTTTGTTCCGATGATGACCGTACCTTGTTCCTTATAGTGCTCTCGGAACTTCTCAAGGTACTGTTGCGTAATCATTCCCGACGACGGCCCTGAAGCCACTATAAGAGCAACCTGATCTTTATGGTCGTACGTGTGTGTCATAGACCTACGACACCTCCAAGGATGTATCTAGGCTCTCAGAAACGTTCGTAATCAGTTCAGAAGGTTGTGGTCTGTCGATCTTGCGGAATATCGCACTGTCATTACCATCCGTCCAAATCAATTCAAGTCCTTGTTGCATATACTTTGCCCACCACCAGCGTATTGATTGAACTGTCAAATGAGGATTGAACCCGGCCCCCATATGCCGGAACGGCTGAAGTACGCGAGCCTTCTTTGTGGCAATCTTCGCCGCAACTAGATGATTTGAAACCCGCACCTGTTCAGATATGCACTTGTCAATATCTTCAACGGATAAGTGCTCCATTACATCCGTCGAGTATGCCAGTTCAACAACATTCGTTTTGAAGTCGTTTGGTTCACATATCGAACCGTTCGCAATCATTGTTCTGTGATTCGCGGCAATCGCAACAGCGGTGCTTGATATCTCAATCCCCGTCGCTATCACGTTCCGACTTTGCAACCATCGGATAGCGGCACCGTTAGACGCCCCGAAATCAATAGCTGACTTGGTGTTTGGATACATTTCAAGCACGCGCGTTAGAAGAGGCTTTGAGTGTGTGTAACTCCCGTCGCGGTGATACCCGCCCCGATAAGCCGGTTCGTAAATCTCTTCGTATCTTGATGGTTCCATTTTTAACCTCATTGAATTGCGGCTCGCAATTGTGATCCAAACATCAACTTTGAAAACTAAAAAACCCCCGCTAGGGGGTTTAGTGTTGCTTGTAGATTCAAATCATCGGTTTAGAAACCGGCGTTAAGAACCATAGCCGAATCGACCTGAGTGATACCCGAAACATCTTCCAGCGTTTTGATGCCGTAAAGAATGTCAAAGGTTACCAGTGTCTTCAAGTAGAGGTGCTGGTAACTCATAGTCATACGAACGGCAAGACTGGCTTCGTCGTCAGAACCAATCGCCTGATTAACGCCGGGTGTGGAACTGTCAGCAGTAGCCATCGGACGGATAACCATTGCAATTGCGTTCTTGTGAATCGCCATGTTCTTACGAAGCACTGGCGAACCAACAGATTGAATGTTCGTTGCACGGAAGATATCGAAACCGTACAGGCGACCAACCATACCGTTACGCAAAGCCTGCCCGCCATCGCCGGACTCGTTGACTTTGACAAATTTGTCATCGGCAAGAAGCGAACCTTCGTCGTCATTGCTAAGCACGAGCGAGCGGCCATCTTCAGGAACAAGCTGGTTGTTCAGCGTGGTGCGAGCGGCTCGAATAGCAGCATCCCAACCGGCAGCCGATGCAACCGTTGCGGAAACGTCGAAGTTGGCGTACTCGGAAGCGATCGCCGTATCAACGTCGTTGGAGATTGCGAGCATAGACGGGTCCATGAACTCTTCGATGATGTTCTTGAACGAACGGGAAGCTTCGCGGTCGGTAACCTCGAAAGTAACTTCCTTGTGTTGGTTCAAGGTAACCGGAATGTTCGCAGCGGTAAGGTTCTGAGTAGTAACCTGACCGGCACTTGTGAAGTTGTTGGTTGTCAGCTTCGCAGGTCTACGTGTGTTGACCGTATCGCCAGCCTCAGCAAGATCGGCTGAGAAGTCACGCCGAACAAGGTTCGGAAGTACGATCTTCTCACGAAGAATCTGAACATTGGTTTCCGCCCAAAGTTCGGGCGTATAGGCAGTAAGGGTATTTGCCATTTTTCATTCTCCAAATTGAAACCCTGCTTTGCAACAAGGTATTTTTTCTACTACCCTTCAAACCCGCTTCACAACAATTACAAAGCTATTCCGGCTCAAAGGTTTTCTTAGTTACGCTTGAAGGCTTCGATTGCATTCTCGTTGCCTTCACGAATCGACTTCAGCACTGATCTTTTTTCATCCAACGGTAGAGCGTTGATCTGTGCCCCTGTCAATCTCGCACCTGTCTTACCCGATACTCTTTGGTTTTTCCCGCCAGAACCACCAAGCGGCTCGACTTTGACTAGGTACGACTTACCTGCAATGAACTTTTCAACAAATTCTTCAAGGCTTTGGGTTTTGCCGCTATCGTTCAACGGCCATTCACCGTCCGGGCCTTTCAAGACGATTGCGTCTTCTTCAGCATCAAACGAAACACCGTCACCAATCATTGCAATCACATCGGCAACCGGTGCGCCTGTGTATTGCGGGATAACTGACGCAAGAGCACTACGAACAGTTGTTGCGCCAAGCCGAGCCGTAAGACCCGCAACCGTCTTGTCAAGAGCACCAATTTCTGCTGCGTGCTTCTTGTTCGCAGTCGAAAGCAATTCTTCAAAACGACCCGCACTCTTTTTCTTTTCAACTTCTTCGTTTTCTTTATTCGATTGGAAGTCACGAAACTCCGCAAGCTCATCTTCGTTCGGAACGAGACCTGTAAGTCTTACGATCTCAACGTCTCGTTCAGCAATGGTTCTCTTCCGCTGTCTCGTTTCCTTCATAACACTGTCGTACTGCCTTTTTGGAATTGTTGCTTCTACGACTTCTTCGCCTTCTTCTACAACAGTCTCTTCAACAGTTTCTTCTTCTGAACCACTGCCTTCATCAGCATCCGGTACAAACAAAGGACCGCCAAAGCGATCGCCCGAGAAGTGACAAGCACCAAATGGGCGAAACGGATCAGGTGAACCCGCATCAAATGTAGGACCGACGCCACAATTACGAACGATTGAATTAGCAGTAATCAACATGGGATTACCTCCTATGGTCGGGAGTGTTTTTTTCTGACCTTTCGCAGTCAACGCGGAAAACGGGTATGCACTTCCGTTCTCTTCATCTGAGCAACTTTGAATCACTCATAGTGCGATCTATAACAAGACCGCCAACTTTGGAATTATCGCCCAACTCTTTCGAGTAAGACGACACGTGTAGAATACGGAAGCAATTTAGGAATGTCAAACAATAAACAACAAAACAATTCCTATATCAGTTCAACCTCTACGCATTCGCACGGAAGAAACACCGCCGCGAAGCAAATTACCCTTCTCTAAAATGTTCTTTGCCGAATTGTGAATATTCGCATTCTTAAAAGCGTTTTTAGTGTTGAACGAAACGGATTGTTCGGCAAGCGAGAACGAAGCGATGTTACTATCAAGTGCTTCTTGGTTGTCACTCTTCAATGCAAACGCCTTCAGCCCATCTGCGACCTGTGCCAGAAGAACCTCACGCGGTACAATAGTCCCCTCGCGCAAATCGGGTCTACGTGTTCTTGTTCTCGGCCACTCTCTTATTTGTGCGTCCGTGAATTTCACACCGTCGTATGCGGCTGTATCGATGTTATTTGCTGAAAGCCTTGCAACTTCTTCTTGTGTGGCAACAGAAGCGGCCTCAAATGCCGTTAGATCGGCTTGGTCGATACCGTATTGCACAAGCTCAACGAGCGTTGCACCAATCGTTGAGAATTCGGCAAGCGTTACGTATGAGTCGGTAGCCGTTCCCGCTATATCTGTATTCAAAGCCATTGTATTTATCTCCTGAATTGCGAGCCGCAATTCAAATGGGGTGTGCTTTTAACCAATTGCTATCGGTAATCAATCTTGATATCTGACCATCTGTCAGTACATGGTTCGTAGGTGTCACCATCTGTTCAAGTTTTACTTTTTTATCCTGCCATGCCGCTCGTTTAAATTTACTTTGAAAGAAGTCGTTCTTCTGTGCTTCGGTCGCCCTTACACGCAACCAGTTATCAAACGATCTATCGGCTTGTCGGTATCTCGTCACGCCTTTATCAACGTACGCTTCAAGGCTGTTCAAATCACTGTTCAGCAACGGGTCACCGAATATCGGAATCAAGATACATCGACAATTTAGATGTGCGGGTATCGCGGGTGCGTTGTTGACCGCGTACTCTGTGCCGTGATATCCCCCGCACACCATGCAAGTTACGCTGTCAAATGTAGCTTCCCATCTGACACGTGGTATTAGCACTGCGTTCTGACGGTATACGGCCTCGTGTGCGGCGTTTGAAGCGGCATGTAGGGAAGTTCTAGCAAGTGCCCGTACATCGTTCTTAAACTTGCGATGTGCCGATCCTGATCCCCGCGTCCATTTCTTGATTAGATCGTCCGGCCCTTTGCCGTCTGCGATGGTCTGCGCAAGCTCTTTCTTCATCTTCTCTTTTACAGTCTTGCTTATGTGCTCGAACGACTTCAGTTGTTTGTGCCCAACAAGATCAGAACCTAGAGCAGACTGTATCGAACCCCTGCCAATCCCTTGAAACTTGACGTTTGTAAACCCCGCATTCGGTACGGTTCGCCCTGTCGTAACGAGACTGCGAGATATCTGAGTGTCAAGGATCGATTGAACCCTTACCGATTCCCTTAGTCCGATCTGCTGAACCCTCGTACCGAGCCACTTCTGAACTTCAGCAACCTTTTTGTCTGTTATCGCGTTCACTCTTCGCAATATCATTACTTTACGTCTTAGCAATGCCTCTTGTGTTGCCGAAACACTTCGATTCGGAGAAGCCGTACGAATCGTTCGATTGATTTCTTTTTTCCACTCACGTTCAAGACCAACAAAGAACAAATCAGCAGCAGCAACAATTTCTTTTTCGTGCTTGATGAGCCTTGCGCGGTTATCAAGTATCTCTTCACGAAGTGTCAACTTCTTTGATTTGTTCGGCATTCTGTATTTTTTCTAAACGAATTTTCAACCGGTCAAACTTCAACGCCTCAAGCGATCCCGTCTTTAACCCTCGCGGGTTTGCGTCCATGATCTTTTTCATCTTCGCCATGATTACATACGGGTTGTTGTTGTTTCTCGGATCGTCGCCACGTATTTCTACCGGATGAATTTCCGGCTCGTCTTCTTTCGATCTCGATCCGATCACATCACTTATCTTCGCTTTGATTTCCTTTAGATTCAAACCCTTCATCTTCGATAACACTATCTTCTTTGCCATTTTTATCATCCTCAAACTCTTGCGCGGCTTCATCATCACCAAACACATCATCGGCTTCGCGGTGACTGCTCATCTTCTCTTGAATCATCTTGATGATTTCAGGCGTAGTCGGCAAACCTAGCGCTGTTGCGATAGCTTCCGGGGTAACTATGCCCATACGTAGCAGTACTTCAATGGCTTCCACCATTTCGGTTGTAGTGTCAATCATGTCTTCCGAAGTTTTGTAGTCTTTAAACTCGTTATGGGTATCGAGCCTCCGCATAATCTGCAACGCCTTCATACGTTTAAACGATCCGGGTACGAACGGCATACGTCCTAAACTTTCAAGCTCTTCAAGCATTTCGGCGATACTTGCAATATCAAACTTGCGATCATAAACAGAAAGCTGATTTGTATCACCCGCTTCGATGATACCCATGCCGATAAGCAATTCGTTCTCTACAATCTCCGCGTCTTTGGCCACCTGAATTAGCAAGGTGTAAAGCGCTTCCAAGTCTCGTTTCTTTTTCTCTGCCGCTTCAGCAACATTCTTTTGCCCGCTATCCATAGCTGTTAGACGGTAAATATCCTCGACGATATGTCTACACCGGTCCATGAGACTTGCAGCTTGACCCTCGATAGAACCAATAACATCAAGCGTTGCATCTTGGTTCTCGATAACGAGCGTATTACCTGACCCTGTTGTAGCCGTCTTCACTTCGTCAGCGCTCGCGCCTGTAATCACTTTCTGGGTGAACGTCGATGAAAACAACTCTTCATCAACAAGTGATTCGATGTTGAACAGAAGCCTGTTCAAATCCGCAAGGTCTTCGGTAGGGAACCTTGGCCGGAACGGTCTAAAAGGGACTTCCTCGAATGAATGCGAACCCTCACTAATCAACTCAACTCGAACAGATGAGCCGGTTAGCGTGTTGGTGATCGTTGAAGTTTTTTCTTGATTGAACGAATTTTTACTATCGCCTGATTTCACCTTGCGATAAGTTTTCCAACCGGTTGTTGTCCACTCTTTGTAGTTTGTAACCTTTGACTTTTTAGCAGTGAATGAATCTTTGAATTCTTCAATCTCTTCAAATACAACACGATGAATAACACCGTTTTCGTCCTCATCAAAATCAACAACGTTTCTAGCATCGATCATTACAGGGTATGGCCTGCCTTGATGTTCTGGATCAAGAACAGCAATATCGTTCTCCGTATAAGAGATCAAACTGCCATCTTCATCAAATTCGTCAAGCTGGACGGTATCGTACCCAACCCATACTTCTGTAAGCTTCAACCCCTCCAAAATCATTTCATCAATGAACGGTTTAATCTTGATCCGATCAAGCTCGTCCGTGTCATACCGCTTTGGATCGTTACGGGTGACGTATGCCGCGAACCTAGAAATAATCGGCTTGGTGAAGTTCTTATACGACGATGTACGTAGACGACGTAAGAAACGGTTATCTTCCGAATTGCCGGTATTGGCAATAATTGCGTTCAAAGTTTGCGGCGAATCACCAGAACCGCTTAGTTCCAACTCGTGCGGAATAAGAAGCGGCAACCCGTAAACATCACAACCTTCTTTGTACGCTTTGCCGCCTCGGTACGAAACATCAAGAAAGTTGAACAACCTTTTACGGTCAAGCAACCCTTCCATAAAGTATGCGTCAAAACTAGGGTTGGAACTTTTATTTTCCGATACGTTCTGCTGCTCTGCAATGATCTTTGCCATTTGTCTATATCCTGTTCAATTGCGGCTTGCAATTCATATGGTGATTGTTCCGCTACCGCTAGTCAAAGGCGGGAACATTACGAGTGTCAAGTACGATAGCGCGTCTGAGGCGTGCGTACGTGATCGATCGGTATCTTTGTCCATCAATTTCGTACCCGGCTTCCACACGCATCGTTCAAAGTCACGATGCAATTCTTTACATTTCGGATCAATGTAAAGACGCACCTGTTTACGGGTGTTGAGAAGTATAGCATTGATAGAAGCCACGCGTTTCATTTGTGGCGGTTGTGCGGCCTTCCACATCCTCACGAATCTACCGGCCCACGCGCCTTGTGCCTCTAGGCTCTCACGAACAAGTTTGTAATCGGTGTAGTTGCCGCGAGTGTCTTTGTTGCGTCCTGATGGGTCACCACAAAACCGCATTTGTCCCTTGTGTTCCGAAGGCGGGTAGCGTCTTATTAGTTCTTCGCAGACGCTAGGTGTATCCGCTTCGTTCACCGCAATCTCATCAATCACGTGTAAGATTTCAAAGTCTTCATTGTTGTCATAAGAGTTTGCCGGTATCAACTGGCAAATTTCCCACAACATCGGGTTACGGTTCCAGTCAGCGGTTACATACAGGTCAAGCTCTGGATTGTAATTGCGTTTGCGAACATGTATTTTCCGCTGGAAGTTGCGGTATACGCGACCCTCCGTAAGCGCGACAAACTCACCATCAAGTTCCTGTTTAGCAAACAGCGGATCGTATGATTTCTCAAGAAGTTCAAAGAATTCTTCGTCAAGAAAGATATTGTCTCGCGTGCGCATGTGGATCATGCGTCTCTTGCCTTCACCGAATACTTCCGCGTTCTCTACAAACGCCTCATAGAGCCAATCGAACCCGTTGGGCGATGTTGTTATCCTTCCCTCTCTCTTGTGTGCCTTGGGGCATCTGAGGCGTCCTAGAACGACCTTGAACGCCTCTTCCTTACTGTCGCGTGCTTCATCCCACCAGAACCAGCCAAGTTCCACGCCGCGAATGGCGTTGTACTTCTCAAGTGACCGTGTAATGAACTGGCCCCAACATCGAACACTGACAACGTTGTGATGTTTCTTGAATCGACTTTTGAACCCTCGCCAGTTTCTCGGCGGCGCTTCATTCTGTACGTAGTCGGTTCCGTATTCCATCCCGAGCGTAGCGAACACCTCCCAAAGCTTCGGAAGTGTTGCTTGACTCAACTGCTCGTAGGTGTTTGCGAGTACTGCGCCGATGGTCCCGGTATCAGCCTCGAATGCCATCTTATCAACGGTGTACAACGCGCCGCCGTAAGTCTTGCCGCTACCGATACCCCCAACAGCCGCAACGATTTCTTCTTCGGCCTCAAGTAAATCACCCTGCCAAGGCATCACCGGAATTTCAACCTCTCGAATCTTGACCTCTACTTGTTTCGGCGATTCGATAATACTTCGGCCAAAATTGCTTACATCCAAACTTGCGAATTCTGAATTGTTGCCGCGTGTTAAACATGTGCCGGGTGCTATTGCCATCCGGTCATTCTAGCACCTCACCCGGAATAGACAAAGATATTGACAAACAAAGCAAATTAGTAATTGCTCGTGATTAGCCCTTCCGAACAAATATTGATTCGATTGCACTCGAACTCGATGATGACCAATCCTTCGTTTGCAGAGTCATCAAGAAGGTTCACCGGGAACTTCACCCACTTAGCCGCAAGGTCGTATAACCGTTTGGACTCCTTTGGTGTTCCGATTTTTCGCCAAGCCTTAGACCGAACCACACAAGCGAACAAACAATATCGATGACAAATACT